ATCTTCAAGAATAGAGTATAAATATAATTAAGAAAACTCTTTAACAATGGCAATTCAGAGGATATCACGGGCATTTAAGGACATTAGTTTGTCTTTTGAACCCCATCCTGTGACAAAGGATCTTCCGATTCTAAAAAATGAGAACGCAATTCGTCGTTCCGTAAGAAATATAGTAGAAACTATCCCAACAGAGAGATTTTTTAACTCTTTGTTGGGTTCTGATGTAAGAAGAAGTCTATTTGAGTTCGTTGATTTTGGTACTGCATCAGTCATTCAGGACCAAATTGAAATTGCGATTAATAATTTTGAAGATAGAGTCGAAAATTTGATCGTTCAAGTAGATCCAATAGCAGACGAAAACACATTTAATGTAACAGTCATATTTGATATTATTGGTCAAGAGTTTCCGACACAAGAATATTCATTCCTCTTAGAGGCAACCAGATAAAATGCCTTTTACAAAATATACAAATTTAGATTTTGATCAGATAAAAACTTCTATCAAAGATTATCTCCGTGCCAACTCTACATTCACGGACTTTGACTTTGAGGGATCAAACTTTTCAGTTTTAATTGATACGTTAGCATATAATACTTACATTACTGCATTCAATTCGAATATGGTTGTGAATGAATCCTTCTTGGATTCTGCAACTCTTCGAGAGAATGTAGTTTCTCTTGCCGGTAATATTGGATATGTACCCCGTTCCAGAACCGCATCTACGGCACAAATATCATTTAACGTAACAACTAGCACAAACACTCCTACACTCACCCTGAAGGCAGGTATAGTGTGCGTAGGGAGTGCTAATGACACTACATATACCTTTGCCATATCAGAAGACGTTACAGCAAACGTAGTGAATGGTACAGCTTCTTTCAGTAATCTTAATGTTTATCAGGGAATATTCCTAACCAAACAATTTCAATATGATGGTTCTTTGGATCAAAGATTTGTTCTGAATAATTCTTTTATTGATACATCGACACTTAAGGTATACATTAAAAAAACAGGACAATCCGGACTTGGTATTGAGTATTTCCTTTCAGAAAATATTTTTGATATAGATAAAAACTCTAAAATTTTCTTCATTAATGAAGTTCAGGATGAAAAATATGAATTGAGATTTGGTGATGGACTAATTGGTAAAAAACTTGGAGATGCAGTTGGTTCTGATGGGACAATAATTACTGCCAACTATATTATTACAGACGGAAGAGATGGAAATGGTGCTTCCAATTTTTCATTCTCTGGAACATTGGAAGATGCATCTAATAGTATTATTGATCCAGGAACTGTTACGATTACAACTAACCAATCGTCAATCAATGGTGGAGACATTGAACCTGTAGATTCGATTAAATATTATGCTCCAAGATTGTATTCGTCTCAATATAGAGCAGTTACATCAAGAGACTATGAAACCATCATTAAAAAAATATATCCAGATACAGAGTCCGTATCTGTAGTTGGTGGTGAGGAAATGGATCCTCCACAATTCGGTACAGTTCAGATCAGTATTAAACCAAAAAATGGATCATTTGTTTCAGATTTTAATAAAACACAAATTTTATCAAAATTAAAGCAATTTACAGTATCTGGAATCAATCAAAAGATAACTGATCTTAAAATTCTCTATGTCGAACTTAATAGTTCTGTTTATTATAATTATTCTCAAGTATCGAGTGCAGATACATTAAAAACTTCTGTTACAAATTCTCTTCAAAAATATTCAGAATCTTTAGATTTAAATAAATTTGGAGGTAGAGTTAGGTATAGTAAACTGCAACAAGTTATTGATAATACAGATACTGCAATTACATCAAATATTACAAGAATTATTATTCGTAGAGATTTAAAACCTGTACTCAATAAGTTTGCACAATATGAACTATGTTATGGAAATCAATTTCATGCAAATACTAAAGGATTTAATATAAAATCTACCGGATTTAAAATTTTGGGAGAAACTGATACGGTTTATTTTACAGATATTCCAAATGCAGATTTAAAAACGGGTATTTTATCGATTGTAAAGCAAGTATCTGATGAAACAAGAGTGATAGTAAAATCTGCAGGAACTGTGGATTATCTAAAAGGTGAAATAATTTTAGGAACTGTTAATATCACATCAACTTCATTGAGTAATGGATTGATTGAAATACAAGCATTTCCAGAATCTAATGATGTTGTTGGACTAAGAGATTTGTATATCTCATTAAACATTTCTAAAAGTGCAATAAATATTGTCAGGGATGTGATTGCTTCTGGGGATGAAATATCTGGAACCAGATTTGTTTCTGACTTCTATACATCAAGTTATTCAAACGGAAATTTAGTAAGAAAGTAATATGATACAAACTGGATTTGAATCTAGAATTAAAGTACAAGATCTTATTGACCATCAACTTCCAGAGTTTATCTTGGAAGAAAGTCCAAACGCAGTAGAATTTTTAAAGCAATATTATATTTCTCAAGAATATCAAGGTGGTCCTATTGATATTAGTGATAATTTAGATCAGTATTTGAAATTAGATAATTTAAAACCTGAAGTTATTGTAGATAGTACAACAACTAGTAATAGTGTATCATCTACTGATACTACTATTAGTGTTTCTAATACAAAAGGATTCCCTAATCAGTATGGACTTCTTAAAATTGATAATGAAGTCATTACATATACTGGAATTACTACCAATAGTTTTACTGGTTGTGTGCGCGGATTTAGTGGAGTAACCGATTACCATCAAGATTTGAATCGTGGAGAACTTGTTTTTTCCACATCAACAGCAGCAGAGCATTCTAACGATACATCTGTTCAGAATTTAAGTTCTTTATTTTTAAAAGATTTTTATAAAAAACTAAAGTATACTTTTACTCCAGGATTGGAAAATATTAAATTTTCAGATGAAATTGACGTTGGTAATTTTATCAAAAGAGCAAAAGATTTTTATGCTTCTAAAGGAACAGATGAAGCAATAAAAATACTTTTCAAAGTTATTTTTGGAGAAACTCCTTCAATTATAAATTTGGAAGATTATTTAATCAAACCTTCTTCCGCAAATTATGTAAGAAGAGAAGTTGCAATAGCAGAAGTAATATCAGGTGAACCCTCAAAAATTGTCGGACAAACTCTCATAAAGACTACTGATGAGAACACAACTGCTTCAATATCGGCTATAGAATCATTTTCAAGAAAAGGAAAAACATTCTATAAAATTGAATTTTATATTGGAAATACTGTTGATTCTTCTTCAGTTCAAGGAAATTTTGAAATTACTCCAAATACAAAACTAATTGAAAGTGTATCTGTAGGATCTTCCATTTTAACAGTGGATTCAACTCTAAGTTTTCCACAATCTGGAACATTAATTTCAGGAACTAATACTATTTCTTACACTGGAAAAAGTATTAATCAATTTTTTGGATGTACTGGTATCAACGATATTATAACTACATCATCAAATATTAGATCTAAAGACACTTACTTTTCTTATGAAGATGGAGATACTTCTAAGAAAGTTGAATTAATATTGCTTGGAGTAATACAAGATTTAGTAGAAGAAAATGAAGACTTTAAAGTAGACGAAAATGATATAATTACAATTAAAAATCTTGGAGACAGGATTAAGAATAGTAATTTAAACTGGAAAGAGATTTTTGCAAATTCTTTCATATACAATACCAGCACAAGATATCAGATTGTAAATAATTCGAGTGTAAAATTAGGATCGACTATTGATAGATCCAGTTTAAAAATTGGAGATGAAGTTGAAATATTAGAAAGAGGTAGTGAACTTGTAGTATCCTCTGCTAATACACCTTATATTCAAGATATCGATACTTCAGTAAATTCTTTAAGTTTAATAAACAAACCAACTTTAGAAAACAATAAAGAATATGATGTAAGAAGAAAATTAAATAAAACAAAATCTTCAGGTTCAAATTTTGAAAGTAGTTCTGTATTATCAGACATTCTTAATGTATATGTTGATAAAGATGATTACGCATATGTAGCATCAAATTCACTACCTTCCGAAGAAAAAAATGGAATTGTAGATTATCGTCTTGATATTAAAACTAGTATTAAAAAAGTAAGTATTGCTAGCACTTTTAATATTCCAGAAATTTCAGGAGGTAACAATGTTTATAATATAATTCAATTCAATCCTTCCATCCCATTTTTAACAGGAGATAAAATATATTATCTTCCACAAGATGAACCTTTAGTTGGATTGCAAACTGGTAATTATTATGTAAAAGTAACATCTACAAATCAATTCAAATTATATACTACACCTTCTTTATTAGATTCGGACAGTAATGTATCATTTCAAATACCAAATTCTGGTATAGGAACTCATACTTTTACCTTAGATTCCCAAAGAAAAAATGATATAGGAATACAAAAACTTCTAAGAAAATTTCCATTAGAAAAAAATATTGAAAATGGTTCCGGAACCTTAACAACTCCAGGAACTACTGGAGTGTTAATTAATGGTGTCGAAATTAACAACTATAAATCTAAAGATGTAGTTTACTATGGTCCTATTGAGGATGTAGATATTCTCTCTGGTGGAGAAGATTTTGATATAATTAATCCACCATTAGTTGAAGTTTCTACCGGTGCTGGTATTACTGCAAAAATTCAACCTGTTATTAGTGGAGGTTTTGAAAAAGTATATGTAGATTCGCAAGATTATAATATTGGAGAGATAACTTCTATTAATATTTCAGGAGGAAATGGTAGTGGTGCCGTAATCGAACCTGTAATAATCGAAAGACCCAGAGAAGTTTTATTTAATGCAGATGAATTTTCTAGTGGTGGTGGAGTTAGTGAAACAACGAATCAAATTGTATTTTTAACAGATCATAACTTTATTAATGGTCAAGAAGTAATTTATAATTCTTTAGGTAATGATCCAATAGCAATTGGAACTGCAGGAAATAATATCAATCTTCCTACTAATTCAACGTATTTTGTTGGTGTTACTAACAATAAAGCAATAAAATTATATAATACTTTAAGTGATCAGCAATCAAACGCAAATGTTGTAGGAATCTATACCGGTTCTGTTGGAACACATAAATTCTCAACACTTTCGTCTTCAAAACAAGTTTCTTATATAAAAGTAATTAACAAAGGTGAAGGATATACAAATAGAAAATTAATTGTAAATTCTACTGGAATATCTACGACACAAAACTCTATTAACTTCAAGAATCATGGATTTAATAGTGGTGAAATTGTAGAATATGCAGGATCTGTTTCCGGAACTTCAACTTTTAAAAAGGGTGGTATTGCTGGAAAATTCTTTAATGGAAGTTGGAGATCAGTAATATCTACTGGTAATATAGGATCAATACCTCTTACTACGGCAAATGATAGTAGTAATGTAACAGGAACATCTGGATTACCAGATCCAAGTTATAGGTTTGGAGTGAATTTCTGGAGTAGTGTTAATTTTGGTAATAGTATAGGAGATAATTATGGATGGATTGGAGTAGGATATTTTAGACCAAGAGTATCTGGAACATATAAATTCTACACCCGTTCAGATGATGGAAGTGGTATTTGGATAGGTAATCTTGCACTTGAGGGTCAAACAAGAACAAAGGCTAATGCTACATTAGATAATGGGATGGGTTCTGGTCAAGCAGCAACAGAAAGATCAGCAACTATAGACTTAATTGCCGGTGTTTATTATCCGTTTAGAGTGGTAATGGAAGAAGGTAGTGGTGGTGATTCTTTTAGAATTAGTTATGAAGGTCCCGGTATAACAAAAACAACTGATTTATCGGAAGATTTTTATGCATCTGCTACAGCAGATGGTACTATTACTGGAGACTTTGCTGCACCGATTCCAATAGCAGGCGTAGAAACTACAAATCAATATTATGTTTTGAAACTTGATAATGATAAATTTAGAATATGTGATGCTGGTATTGGAGGAACTATCACCTCTAATTTTGAAAGACAAGATTATGTTAAATTTGTATCAACTGGATCACAAAATCAAGTATTCAAATATTCTGATATTTCTGTTTCAATTAAATACAATACTGTAGGATTTGGCACTACTACTCAACAGAATAATGATTTAGTAGTAACTCCAGTAGTAAAAGGAAGTATTATTGATGCCTATGTTTACGAATCAGGAACTGGTTATGGATCTACAATTTTAAACTTAGAGAAAAAACCAATAATCTCTATAAAGAATGGTAAATCTGCTCAATTAACACCATCTATCGTTGATGGAAAAATAATTAATGTTTTTACAAGTTATGTTGGAAGTGAATATTATTCTGTTCCAGAATTAATTGTTTCTGGATCTGGCACTGGGGCCGAGTTAAGAGCAATAATTAATAATGGGGAAATATCAGAAGTAAAAGTTCTGAATACGGGCATTGGGTATTCTGCATCAAACACAAAAATTGAAGTTGTCTCATCAGGAAAAAATGCTTTTATTGATCCACAAATAAGAAAATTAACTTTAAATGATAATATTGCAAGATTCACTACTGGAGAAGTTTTATTAGAAGGTAAAGATAAACTTCAATATTCAGTATCAAAATATTTTGAGAATTTGAGAAATTCCTTTAAAGAAAGTAAAGTGGGTTCAGGATCTACAAGCATTTCAAACATAATTGGATGGGCTTATGATGGTAATCCAATTTATGGACCCTATGGATATTCTGATCCTAATGTACCTTCCGGAACGAGATTATTAGAATCTGGATATATTTTAAACACATCTAATGTTGAAGATAGACCATCTGGATTTAATGCTGGTTTTTTTGTCGAAGACTATCAATTTAATGGTGTTGGAGATTTAGATGAATATAATGGTAGATATGAAAAAAATGTAGAGTATCCGAATGGTGTTTATGCATACCATGCTACAATAGACCAATTTCCATATTTTATAGGTAATAAGTATAAATCAAAATTAATTTCCAATTCTGATTTGGATCAATCATTTGATTTCAATAATTCAAATTTATTGAGAAACACATTACCATATAAAGTATCAGAACTAAATGCTGATTATGATTTTATTAATGAAACTAGTGATGTTTTAGATCAAAAAATAGAAGTAGTATCTGTAACATCAGACTCTGTAAAATCTATAGAGATTGAAAATTCTGGCAGTAATTACAAAGTTGGAGATAAATTAATATTTGATGATACTGATACTTCAGGAAGTGGTTTAGATGTTAATATTGCTTCCATTAAAGGAAAGAGTATTGTAGAATTAAATACAAATTCAACTGAATATTTAAATTCTATTTTTACATGGGAATCTACAAGTAGAGTAAAAGTATCAATATTACCCAATCATGATCTTTTAAATCTAGATTATGTAACTATATCTGGATTTTCTACAAATCTATCGACACTTAATGGAACACATCAAATTACAGTTCCTTCTTATGCAAATGGAAGATGTCTTTCTACTATAACATCTGCAGGAATTTCAACAGAAACAACAGAAATTTACGTTTCTCCAATTCCAGAACAAGTATCTGTTGGTAGTAGTATTAGTATTGGAACAGAAACTTTAAAAGTTCTTGAAGTATTTAAAAGTCAAAATATTCTCAGAGTTGAAAGAGGATTGGTGGGTGTATCACATACTGTTGGAACGGCAGTAACTTTCTCTCCAGATTCTTTTACAATTTCTAAATCTGTAGATAAATTTGATTCTAAAGTAAATGATAAAGTATTTTTCAATCCTAGAGAGTCTGTTGGTGTTGGAACAATAAGTGGTGTTGGATATAGCACATCATTTACATTCGGAGGAATTTCAACTGTAACTAGAAGTATTCCTACAAAAGGAATTTACATTGAAAGTCATCCCTTTGTAACAAATCAACCAGTTGTTTATGCTTCTAATGGAACACCTATAACTGTTTCTGCCGATGGAACATCTATCCCAATAAATTTAGATACCAATGTTTTTGTAGTTAAGAAAGGTCCAAGTATTATTGGATTGAAGACTACAATTGCAGGTGAAGAATTGTTCTTCCATTCTAATGGAGTAGATAATGATCAGTATTCATTCGAATCTAATTATACTCAAATATTGGGAGATGTAGATAAGAATGTAGTGACTGTTTCAGTATCAACATCTCATGAACTTCAAAATGGAGATACGGTAACATTAGATGTTCAACCCAATCTTTCAGTAGGTATTGGAACCTCAACAGCAGTTCGTGTTCTCTATAAATCAGAAATTGATAATATTGTAATCAATCCAATTGGATTTAATTCCACAGGAATTAATACAGTAACTAATGAAATCACAATTACAGATCATGAGTTAGTAACTGGTGATAAAGTTCTTTATGAAGATAGTGGACATAACGAATATTTTGTTTATAAAGTTAATAGAAATAAAATTAATCTCTGCGAAACTTTAATAGATTCTCAACAAAATCCACCAACAGTTGTAAGTTTTGCTTCTACGGGTGGTTCTTCACAAACAATATCATTAATTAATCCACAATTACAACCGGTCAAAAATAACAATTTAGTATTTGACCTTTCAGATTCTTCACTCGTAAATTATAGTTTGAGATTGTATCAGGACAAAGAGTTCAATAATGAATTTGTTTCTACTGGTTCCACAAATACTTTCAGTATATCTGGAGTGGGAACTGTTGGAGTAACATCTACAGCAACTCTTACATTAGATTATACCTCACAAATTGAAGAATTATTCTATACTTTAGAAAAAGATGGAGTATTAATTAAATCTGATACTGATGTTAGTAACTATTCGAGTATTAAGTATGTTAATAGTGACTATAATAACTCATACACTATTAGTGGTGTTGCTGCAACAACGTTCAATGTAAATATCAACAAAAAACCAGAAAAACTTTCTTATGGTTCAACAGAGTGTGATATATTAGATTATTCAACATTATCAACTTCAGCATCTGGTCCAGTTAAGTCCTTAAGTATTATATCTTCAGGAATTGGATATAAAAAATTGCCTTCTTTGAAGTCTACAAATTCTGTTTCTGGAGTAGATTTAATCGTAAACGCAAAATCTATAGATGTAGGTTCTATAAAAGAAAGTAGAGTCATCAATAATAGATTTACCTATTCTTCGGATAAAACTTTAAGACCTAAGGTCAATGTTTCCCCAAACATTGTAACAAAAGATTCAAATACATTAAGTCAGATATCAATAATTAGTGGAGGAGAGGGTTATGTATCTGCACCATTTATTACTTTCATCAATCCCACAACAAGAAATGTAATAAATTCTGGATTAATTGAACCAAAAATAACAGGATCTGCAATTTCTTCTTTAGATATTAAAATACAACCAAAAGGTTTACCTGATGAAACAGTAGAAGTTTTTGCAACAAATAATAACAATGGCGTTGCGATTGAAAAGGTAGAATCATCAAATACCGGTATTTTCACATGTATAATATCAACTCCTGGTATTGGAAATACTTTTAATACCCCTCCATTTGCTGTTGGAGATGAAGTATTCATTGAAGGTATTATAAAATACAGTTCTGATGGAGATGGATTCAATTCTTCTGATTATGGATACAAATTCTTTAAGGTAAGGGGGTATAGCACTGCGGGAATTAATGATACAGTCTCCATTGGTGTATCTGAATTCACTACAAATACTGGAATTGCAAAAACAATTCAAAATTTTAGTGGAGTTATAATCAATAAAAATGATTACCCTACTTTTAAGGTAGTTCAAGAACCATCCAAATTTTTTATTGGAGAAACTTTATCTTCAAATCAGATAATAAAAGACTTGGAAGTTACAGAAAGTGATGGAGATTCTTTAAAAGTTTCTGGATCATATGAGTTGTCAATAGGTGAAGTTGTTACTGGAAATGAATCTGGCACTGTCGCAACAATTAAGTCTTTAAATTTAAATGAAGGAACATTTGGTGTTGGATACTCTAATATAAAGGATATTGGTTGGGATACTGAAACTGGAAAATTAAGTGAAGATTTTCAGGTCACTCCAGACAATAACTATTATCAAAATCTATCATATTCCGTAAAGAGTTCAATAACATATAGAGATCAACAATCTCCAGTAGAAAGTTTAGTTCATACAAGTGGACTAAAGAATTTTGCAGATACTGGAATATCTTCAAACACTAATGCAGGTTTAACAACTACTAATGATGGAATTACTATAATTTATGATGTAATTGATGAGAAAAGAGTAGACACTATTAATAATTTTGATAATGTTATTGATATCGATGTCGTAGATTCAAAATCAAAATTTTTAAAATTAAAAACTAAAAAACTCACTAATTATACAGAATTAAAAAATATTAATGTATTAACAATTGATGATCTTCAAAATCAATTCTCAAACTCAGAATCCGAATCTACAGAATTTTTATTAGTAGACGAACTTGATAGTAGAACATATTTTAATTACTTATTAAGAGTGTCTAGTGAAGATGATACCGAATTTCAGTTAACAGATATTACTATTTTAAAAAATAAATTAGAATCAGTCATTATTGAAAATGAGTCCATATCTGGACAAGAATTTAATTATGGTATTTTTGACTTATTTACAGACGGAAATGAAAAAACTTTCTTACGATTCGTTCCTAATGATGCATTGAATACAAATTACGATCTAAAAGTAATTAAACAAATATTCAATACAAATTTATCTGGTGTTGGAACACAGTCTATAGGTTTTGTCAATTTGACAGGTTCTGTAGATATAGAAAATACTAGTGTGGGAATTGGAACTACAACAATTATTTCTTTAAATTCTAATAATTTTGAATCTCTTTATGTTAATGCACAGGTAACTAATACAGTTACTAACGATATGAATTATGTGAGATTGTATGTTTCTATTGCTGGAACAAATTCTTACATGTCAGAATATTATATTGATAGTAATGTTTTGAGTTCTTCAACAGGAAATCAAATAGGAACTTTTTATTCTAATGTAGATAGTGGAATTTTATCTATAACACATGAAAATACTTCTTCCGATGAACTTAAGATAAAAACTAATATTGTTGGATTTGGAACAACATCTACTGGAATTGGTACATATAGATTTAAATCTTCAGCTCAATTTGATGGGCAAGAAAGAAGTATAATATATGATTCGAGATATTATACTACGGTGGGTGCTTCTTCCACAACAGTTCAAACTTTAGATAAAACTTTATTTAATGCATCCAAATCATTAATTCAAGTAAGTATTGGTTCTACAAAAGCACTTCATCAAGTTATGATGGTCTCCGATCAGACTGATGTTTATACTCAACAATTGCCTTTCCTTTCAGCATCTAATGATGATGTTTTAGATGATGCTGCTGGTATTGGAACATTTGGAGGAGAAATATCTGGAAGCAATTTAATGCTCAAATTCTTCCCAGATGCAAATCAAACAGGTCAAATTGATATTGAAGTATTCAGCAAATCATTCTATTCTGAAGTAGACACTGTTAATGAACCTTTAGATTTATCTTATGGTACTGTAACTGAAAGTATTGATGAAAAATTCTATAATGCTATTAATCTTAGTAGAATTAATAAAGACAGTTTCGAATTAACTGATAATGGCATTCCAATTTTCTCCAAAAAATTTAATCCAAATTCATCTGCACTGGATGCATCTACTGGAACTTTTACAATCCAGAATCACTTTTTTGTTACTGGAGAAGAATTAATATATACTCCAAACTCTACAATCGTTGGTGTTGGAACTAGTGCAGTAGTTACTCCTGGTGGAGAACTTCCATCTACAGTTTATGCTATCAAATTAACTGAAAATACTTTTAAAGTAGCAATAACAACTACAGCAGCAGCTGCTGGAATTGGAACAACATTTACTTCCCTTGGAGAAGGAAATGCTCATAGATTCACTATGAAAGAGAGAAACACCAAGTGTATCTTAACTGTCGATGAATTGGTTCAATATCCAATAGCACCCACTAAGATTACACATACTTTGAGTGGAAATGTTGGTGGTTCTCTAAACAATAGTAGAAGTATTGTATCACTAAGTGGTATTTCAACAATAAATCCAAGAGATATATTGAAAGTTGATGATGAATACATGGGTGTCACTAGTGTTGGATTAGGAACAACCAATGTAGGACCGATTACAAATGAAGGGAGTATAAATTTAGTTGAGGTCAAGAGAGGATTTGTAGGTTCTTCTGCATCAACTCATACAGATTCCACCTTAGTAAGAATCTATAAAGGATCGTTTAATATTGAAGATAGTGAAATTTATTTCACAGAAGCACCAAGAGGTAATTCACAAATCTCAAAAACAAAAAATAATTTAGACTTTGACACTTCTTCATTTAGTGGTAGAGTATTTTTTAAATCTGATTATGAAAATAACAAAGTCTATGACGATTTGTCTGATGAATTTACTGGAATTGGAAGAACATTTACTCTGAAAGTTGGTGGTGCAAATACTACAGGAATTGGAACAGAAGGTGCAAGTGGTTTAGTATTCATTAATAACATTTATCAATCACCCAAAACTGATAATAATCCGACAAGATTTAATTATCAAATCTTAGAAGACTCCAGTGCAGGAATATCAACTGTAGAATTTTCTGGAATTACTAGACTAGACAATCCTCTTCAATATGTGACTTCTGATTATGATATTAATGCAAATGAAGTTCCTAGGGGTGGAATTATAGTTTCATATGGATCTACACCTGGACTTGGGTTTGCACCACTTGTAGGTGCTTCTGTGACTGCTGTTGTTGGTGCTGGAGGTTCTATTGTATCTGTTGGACTAGGAACGACAGGACATGGTTCTGGATATAATGGTTTAGTTTCCATCGGAATATCTGTATATGAAAGTGGACATTCTGGTGCTGCAGCAACAATTACGGCAAATATTGGTGTTGGAGGAACTTTATCATTCAATGTTGTTGGTGGAGGAACTGGATATAGTAATCCAGAAATATTTGTTTCAGACCCATCATATAAAAATCTACCCGTGGTCGGTGTTTCTAGATTGGGAATTGGAGCAACAACTGATACTGGTAATGGATTATTAGTAGATTTAAAAGTTAGTGGATCTACGGGAATAGGATCTACTTTATTCGAGGTAAGTGAAGTTAAATTCTCAAGACCAGGATATAATTTCAGAAGAGGTGATGTATTCAAACCAGTTGGATTAGTCACTGATGGTTCTTTATCTTCTCCAATATCAGATTTTGAGATTACAGTGGTTGATACTTACTCTGATAATTTTGCTGCTTGGGAATTTGGTGAACTTGATTATATTGATTCTATACAAAACCTGCAAGATGGATCAAGAGTTAGATTCCCACTCAATTACAATTCAGAACTTTTAAGTTTTGAACCTAAAGAAAATTCTCCTATTGAAAAAAATATTAATAATATTCTTATAATTTTTGTTAATGGTATATTACAAAAACCTGTGGAAAATTACATTTTTGAAGGCGGAACATCATTTGCATTTACAAGAGCACCGTCACCAGAAGAAGAAATTGAAATTTACTTCTATAGAGGTGTTGATGGGACTGATACTATACTTGTAGATAATATCATACCAACTATAGAAACTGGTGATGTTGTTCAAGTAATAAGTAACAATATCTATCCAAATACAATAACACAAGATGAAAGAACAGTTTATAACATAACTACTTCTGATAAATTGGAAACTAATCGATATGCTGGATTAGGAGTTGATGAATCTAATTACAAACCTCTTTCTTGGACTAAGCAAAAAACAGATAAGAAAATTAATGGCCAATATGTTTATAAATCAAGAGATGTACTAGAACCTTTAATCTTCCCGACTGCAAGAATTATTAAAGATGTATCCACAACAGATACTAAAATATTTGTCGATAATGTAGAATTATTTAATTATGAAACTGATAATGGATATACCGATTCTTCTACTCCATTAGATGCGGTTATTATTAATGGAATTTCTACAGCATCTTCAGGTTCTATTGAAAAAATCACAGGATTTAGTAATATTGAAGGTTTCTCTGGAATTGTAACTGGTATTACAACAGCATCTGGAGTTGGTGTTCCTTTAGCACTTCAATTTACATTGATTGACAGTAATAACTTTACTGGACTATCGACGGGTTATCCAATTTATATCTATGATACTCAAATTGGTAGTGGAGTCACCTCAATTGATGATTCAAATTCTGCAGTTGTTGGAATTGGAACTAATTTCTTGGACAATGTTTATTATGTTTCTTCTTGGTCCAATAATACAGGTGCTGGAACTACAATTGGAATTATTACATGTAATGTAGATTCAAATTCTAATATAGTTGGTCTTGGAACTACTGGAAGTGCATTAAATCCCGTTGGGAAATACTCATGGGGATTATTGGAAGGAGGAACAAGATCTACAAATCCAATATCAATCGGAGTTACTGGAAATACCGTATCTGGATTGACAACATATCCAACAATCCAAAGAAGAGGTATTGGTATTAGAAAAACTGGAGCATTACCTAAAAGAGAAGTATAATTGAAAACTAAAATTGTCTTATAAATATATAAAAAAACTATTAATATGTCCGCATTCGTAACAGATCAATTTAGAATATTGAATGCTGGTTCTTTTGTAGAGTCTATCAGTAATAATTCTTACTATGCTTTCTTGGGGTTATCAAATCCAACTCCAGGATCAGTTGGATTTGGAAGAACCGACAATTGGAATACAAGTACAACTAATAATCCTGTAGATAATTTTCAATATTTGTCTCATTATAGAGATACTAGTTTGTTTGGTAAGAAAATTACTGCAGAAAATGCCAGAAGAGTTATAAGAAAGGTTGAATGGGTCGCAAATACTCCTTATGACATGTATAGGCATGATTATCGTCAAGGAAATGAAGCACCTGTATCCAAAACGGTAAGATTATATGATACAAATTATTATATTATTACAAGTGAATTTAAAGTTTATATTTGTATAGACAATGGTTCTTCTGGATCCAATCCTACTGTTACAGGATCGACAATAGAACCAACACATACAGATGTAGAACCATCTGTTGCAGGGTCTGATGGATATAGATGGAAATATCTATTCACTATTCTTCCATCAGATGTAATCAAATTTGATTCTACAGAGTATATTACAGTTCCTAACGATTGGTTAACTACAACAGATTCTGATATTCAAACTATTAGAGAAGGAGGAAACTCTGATACTAATGACAATCAAATAAAGGTAATATATATCGAAGATGGTGGATCAGGATACACTACAGGTACGACCGCAGATATTTTAGGAGATGGGACGGGAGGTACAGTTTCAATTACGACAGATAGTGCAGGTACAATAACCGATATTACGGTGACAAATGGTGGAAAAGGATATACTTATGGAATTCTCAACCTACCCAAATCTTCCCCCACTGATACTGCAAAATTAATACCCATAATTCCTCCATCAAAAGGCCATGGTTATAACATTTATGAGGAGTTGGGAACAGATAAAGTATTAATGTATGCAAGATTCGATGATTCAACTAAAGATTTTCCAATAGACACTAAATTTGCTCAAGTTGGTATTATAAAAAATCCCGAAACATTTTCTGGAGCAGGAGTAACTTTTACTGGAAATACATTCTCATCTCTTTCTGGTATCGGACTATCAGAGTCTAGAAATGTAACTATTGGTGAACAAATAACTCAAAATGTATCTGGAGCAAAAGGATATGTAGCATCATTTGATAAAGATACTAAAGTTTTGAAGTATTATCAAGACAGATCATTATGTTTTGGAAATAACGTAGACCAAACACTTAGTAACAGTACAACGGATGTAATAGCATTCGATTCTACTAATGATATCACATTTAATACTAGTGGAGGTTCTGCAAGTATTGCAAATCTAAACGGTAGTGTTGTAGTTGTTAATAATAAACAAATAAACTTAGGTGTTACTTTTACAAATGGTCTTGCAAATCCGGAGATAAATAAAAAGACGGGGAATATAATTTATATTGACAACCGACCCGAAGTTCAGAGAGACTCTAGACAAAAAGAAGACATCAAAATTATTCTGGAATTCTAAAAAAAGATGGCACAAAAAACAGACTTAAATATAAGCCCATATTATGATGATTTTGATGGAGATAAAAACTTTTATAAAGTTTTATTTAAACCAGGATATCCAGTTCAGGCTAGAGAATTAACAACTCTCCAGTCCATCTTACAAAATCAAGTAGAGTCTTTTGGTGGAAATATTTTCAAAGAAGGATCTATGGTTCTTCCAGGATCTGTAACTTTTGATAATCAATTTTCTGCAGTAAAATTAAATGAGATCAATTTAGGTATAGATGTCTCTGTTTATATTAAAAATTTTATTGGGAAAAAAATAACGGGACAACTTTCGGGAGTAACAGCATCTATTCAAGAAGTTGCACTCACATCTGATAATGACCTAGTAACTGATATTACAATTTATGTAAAATATGGTGAATCCGGAGACGATGCAGAAGTGGATACTTTCCAAGATGGGGAGCAATTATTTGCAAGTGAAAATGTTACATATGGAAATACTACAATTACAGCAGGTACTGCATTTGCATCATTAATATCAGAAGATGCAATATCTACTGGTTCAGCAGCATTTATCGATAATGGTGTTTACTTTATTAGAGGAACATTTGTAGAAGTTTCTAAGCAAACACTTATATTAGACTATTATACTAATACTCCTTCATATAGAGTAGGACTAAAAATATCAGAAACTATTGTTAATGCAAAAGATGATTCATCCTTGTATGATAATGCAAGTGGTTTCACTAATTTTGCAGCACCAGGAGCAGACAGATTAAAGATAGCATTAACACTTACAAAGAAAGAAATATCTAATAATACAGATACTGATTTTGTAGAGATATTGAGATTAGATGAAGGAAAAATTAAAAAAATTGATAATAAACCGCAATATAATTTAATAAGAGATTATATTGCGGAAAGAACATTTGATGAATCTGGTCATTATGCTGTAGATGAGTTTGATATTAAAGCACTCAATTCATTAAATGATCAAATTGATAATGATGGACTATATTTAGAAGGTGAAACTACAGAACAAGGAAATACTCCATCAGACGGATTAATGTGCCTACAAGTAAGTTCTGGAAGAGCATATGTTGATGGGTATGATGTTACTTTACCTGCAGAAACTGCTGTAGACGTAGAAAAACCAAGAGATACTGAAACTGTTAATAGTGCAAATATTCCATTTGAGATGGGACATTTGTTAAGGGTTAATAATGTTATTGGTGCTCCAAAAGAAAATGACACTGTTGAATTAAAAAATAGACTTAATGGAGGTAGTGTAATTGGTGTTGCGAGAGTTTATACATTTAATTTGACTGATGCTGCATATTCTGGTGCAGCAACTCAGTGGGATTTATATCTTTATGATATTCAAACTTATACAAATGTAACTTTTAATAGAAGTGTAACGGCAACGGAGATTCCAACTTCCTCCTTTATAAAGGGAAAAAGTAGTGGTGCAAGTGGATTTGTTGTTCTTGGTGCTTCTGCATCATCATTAAATCTGAGTCAAACTTCAGGGACTTTTGTAACCGGTGAAAAACTAATTGTCAATGGAATTGAAACGGCACTAACAATTGCAAGTTTTATACAAAATACAACTGACCAAATCAAAGCTGTTACAAAATCGGGTGTATCAGGATTTCCAAATTTCTTTGCAGATGCAGTTCTAAGTCCTAAAAAGTTCTCTAATGGAATTACAGAAGTTAATATTGCTGGAGGTTCAGTAACAAGTCCAGGAAAATTATTTTCTGGAGTCAAAGTGAATGATGTAATTAGTGTTGCACAATCAAGTATTTTAAAATATAATAGAATTACAGCCGTTTCTTCAGACTTATCAACATTAACTCTTGGAACCATTTCAGATGTTAGTGGAGTTTTTGATGGCAATCCAGTAATTACTGATGGAGATTATACGGCAAATCTAAGAGTACCAAAAATAAGAAATAGTGAAAATGGATATCTTTATGCAAATCTTCCAGAATCTAATATTTCCTCTGTTGATCTTTCTAATTCTCAATTATTAATATCTAAACAAATTGAGGTAAACATTAATGATGTTGAACTTGAGTTAAATCAATCTAATACTGGACTTACTAGTTCATTTTATGAGACATTCGACCAAGAAAGATATTCGATTCATTATAATGGTGGTGGAATCGGAACAATAACTTCTGATGCATTTACTCTTACTGGGGGAGGAACTGGTATTGCCGTTACTAATCTGAATTCTAGTGGTGGAAATAGTATTGTAAATGTAACACTGAAGAAGAATGGAATTCAAAGTAAAATTAAAAAATTTACTAGAAGTGCAGTAAAAGTAGTTAATCTTTCAAAATTAGCACAATCTGGGTCTGCATCTAGCATATCAATCAATGATGGACTAACATATAATCAATATTATGGACTTAGAGTTCAAGACGATCAAATTTCATTAAATGTTCCTGATGTTGCAAAAGTTCTTGTAGTATACGAATCAACGAATACTGCAAATCCTATATTAGATGCAATTGAGTTTTCTTCAATATCCAATGTTGCAACAGATGCAATTATTGGTGAAAATATCATTGGTTCTGAGAGTGGAACAGTTGCAAGAGTTGTAACAAATAATAGTTCCACACCATCATCAGGTGATGCAAATAAACTAGGTGTAGTCTATCTAAACCAGAATACTTTTATTGCCGGAGAAACCGTAACATTCGAAGAATCTAATATTATTTCTACCATCCAGTCTATTACATTAGGGGAATATAATAATGTAACAGACAATTTTGTTCTTGATGGTGGACAAAAAAATGAATATTATGATTATTCTAGATTGATTAGAACAACAGATTCAGAACCATCTAAAAGATTATTGGTTATTTTTGATCATTATATAGTTCCCGCGTCAGATACTGGAGATGTATTTACTGTTTTAAGTTATGATGCTGATAGATTTTTAAATGATATTCCCACAATTGGTCCCAAAAATGTTAGAGCTTCTGATACATTAGATTTTAGACCAAGAGTTGCTAATTATTCTTCAACAACTGCTTCACCATTTGATTTTGGGTCAAGAGATTTTAGTGCAATTGTAGACCCCCACTTAAAACCTGGTGAAAGTTCATTAATTGGATTTGATTTTTATCTTCCTAGAATTGATAAGTTATATCTTGATAAGTTTGAAAATCTTATTGTTAGTAAAGGTGTTTCGGCAAAAGATCCAAAAGCATCTCCAAGTAATGATCAAAGTTTGATGGAATTGGCAACTATTACACTTCCACCATATCTTTATGATCCAGATAATGTTTCTATTAGTCTGGTTGACAATAGAAGATATACTATGAGAGATATTGGTCAACTTGAAGATAGAATAGAAAACTTAGAAAGAGTTACATCTTTAAGTTTATTGGAGGTTAGTACTGAAGCATTACGTATTGAAGATGAAGATGGAAATAATAGATTTAAATCCGGTTTCTTTGTAGATAATTTTGTAGATGGCAATCTTTCTGACCAAAATTTAACCTCCGCAGACATAAGTGAAGGTGAATTGAGACCAAGACTTATTTTAAATTCTTTAAATCAAAGAGTTTTACCTTCAACAGAAATTTCAGAAGAAGATTTAGATTTAACAACCAACTTTGACCTATTAGATCCAAATATTCAAAAAACTGGAAATGTTGTTACTTTAAAATATGATTCTATTGGTTGGTTAGAACAACCACTTGCTACTCGTGTAGAAAATGTCAATCCATTTCATGTGATAGAATATGTTGGAAATGTAAAATTATCCCCAGCAAATGATTTTTGGATTAGAACCATTTATATTCCCCCTTCTGTACAGAATATAACAAGAAGAACTATCAATGTTGTTCGTAATACTATTAGAAACACTATTACTCTATCACCTATAAGAATTGAAACTGGAAGTGGAACTAGAGTTACAGAAACAAGAAGAACCGAAACTAATACCAGTTCTAGAGTACAAACTTCAACAAGTTCTAGAACTAGAGTTAATGTAAGATCTAGAGATGTTCTTATTTCTAGTGGTGATGATCAATATATCAGATCTAGAAATGTTTCTTTCTTCGGAAGATCACTAAAACCCCTCACAAAACATTACCAGTTCTTAGATAATCATAGTAATGTAAGTTTCATACCAAAACTTTTAGAGATTTCTAATAGTATATCTTTAAATACACCTGGTGTTCTGCAGGGATCATTTAAATCTGGAGAAACGATAAAAGTATATAAAGAAGACCGAGAAATAGGTCGTTTTAGACTTGCAAAGTCAAATCACAAAGAAGGTCCCTTCAGTTCACCATCAAGAACATATAATATCAATCCTTATGCAAGGAAAGAGAATTTACCATCTTCATATAGCCAATCATCTAAAACAATAAATATCGATTTAAATTCACTGTCTAGTGAGGCACAAGGAAAATTCTTTGGATATGTTACAAAAGGTGCAAAAATCGTTGGGCAGAGTAGTGGTGCAATTGCTTATGTAAAAGACTTGAGATTGATAACCGATAATTATGGAGATTTATATGGATCCTTCTTTATTAAGAATCCACATACAAATCCAGCACCAAATCCAAGAATTCTTACTGGTAAAAAGACATACTTATTAACTAGTAGTTCTACAAATGAGAAACCATTACCTGGAAGTAAGTTAATTTCCACCGGACAAGGATCTTATAGTGCTGTTGGAACTCTCCTAACAAGACAAATACAAACTACAGTAACTACAACTATTGAAACTACGATAAGACGTACCACAATCTTAACAACAACTCAACGTGAAATTGTGAGAGCTAGAAGAGATGATCCTCTTGCACAATCATTTGTTGTCGGTAGAGATATTGATGCTCCAGATCTGAATGGATTTAGTAGTGATGATAAAGGTGTAGTTCTTACTGAATTAGATCTCTATTTTGCTAACAAACCAGCAGGTAGTGCACCTCTCGAAGTTCAAATAAGAACAGTAGAACTCGGTATCCCAACTTTAATTTTGGTTGGAGAATCGAAAACATTGTATCCAGATCAAATTACAACATCAAAAACTGGTGAAATTGCAACAAGAGTTACATTTGACGAACCAAAGTATCTCGCTCCTGGAAATGAATATGCTGTAGTTTTAATTGCACCTACTTCGGACGAATATGAAGTTTGGATTGCAAAAATGGGAGAGAAAACTGTTAATACACAATCTTTACCTGATGCAGAAGCAGTAATTTATACTAAGCAATTTGCACTTGGTAGTTTGTTTAAGTCTCAAAATGGTTCTATTTGGACACCTACACAAAAATTAGATCTTAAATTTAAACTTTATAAAGCAAAATTCACCGCAAATACTGGTATTGCTCATTTTGGAAATCCACCTTTAGATCAAAGTAATGGATATGTAAATAATTTACTTACAAATCCACTTGGTAGTTTACCAAAAACTACTACTGTTGGTGTTGCAACATTCACAGATGCAGCAACAATTGGTATTTTGGCTACCGGTAGAAAGATTGCCGGTTCTATTCCAAATAGTTATGGTTATATTGAATATGCTGGAGGTCCAGCCAGTGGTATTACAACTACTAATGGTGGAGTAAATTATACTACTCAATCTAATAGACCAACAACTAATATTAATGGCGGAAATGGTAGTGGATTGGAATTTACTATTGGTAGTGTAGATGGAAATGGTGCAATCACCAGTCTTACAAAAACTGCTAATGGAACCGGATATGAAGTTGGTGATGTAGTGACTATCACTAGTAACACAACAGGCAGAGACGCATTAATTACTATTAGTGCAATTAATGGAAGAGATACACTCTACTTGACTAATGTTCAAGGTGAAGTTGGTGCAGGAAATGCATTTCCAATTGGTGTTGGTGTGAGTTATTACGATACTGATACAACTATTGTATCTTTAGCTTCAACCATTACACGTATAACCGAAGGAACAGGAACAAATTCTGGAAATTACTTAGAGGTAAGTCATTTCAATCATGGAATGTATGCCAATAATAATAAATTAAAATTGACTGGTGTCGAATCTGATATTTCACCATCAATTCTTACTGCTAATTTATTATCAACAGGTTCAGATACAATATTTGTTAAAAATTCTTCAGTATTTGAAACTTTCGAAGGATTACCTGTCAGTGCTTCTAATCCTGGATATGTAAAAGTTGGAGATGAAGTTATATCATACCAAACAGCAGTTTCAAATGAATTAAGAACTCTTAGTAGAGGTATTGAAGGAATAGTTCAATCACATGAAATTAATTCTAAGGTTCAAAAATATGAGTTTAATGGAGTATCTTTAAGAAGAATTAATAATGTAATTTATGATATTTCCGATATTGGAATTGACTCTAATGGATATTATGTTGAAATAGATCGAAGTGCTACATATGGAGTAAATAGATCTGCAGATACTGCAACTCTACCACAATTATCATTTAATAGACAATTTGTTGGTGGTGGAAATAATGTCTATGCAACTGAAAATATTCAGTTTAATTCTGTAAATCCAAGATTCTTTATTCAGGCACCTGGAGATTCAACTTCAGTAAGTGCCGTAATTAGAACGACAACCGGAACCAGTATTGATGGTACTGAAACTTCTTTCCAACTTCTAAATGAAGTAGAACCAGTAGAATTGAACTCCTTTAATAATTTAAAATCCACCAGAATAGTATGTTCTAGAGTCAATGAGTTGCAGCAACCAGCATTCAATAATGTTTCTGGTAGAAGATCATTTACTACAGCAGTTACATTAAACAGTACAGATGAAAATTTATCTCCAATTATAAATCTTGAAAATTCCACTATCGAATTTGCATCAAACTATTTGAATAGACCTGTTACAAACTTTGCTACTGATTCTAGAGTGAATTCAATATTAGATGATCCACACTCGGCAATCTATGTTTCTGATACTATTGGACTATCTAAACCAGCATCTTCTTTGAAGGTTATACTTGGAGCATATAGACCTGCTTCTTCTGACATTAGAGTTCTTTATAGTCTTGTTAGAGATGATTCTTCAGAGATAGAACAAGAATTTGAATTATTTCCAGGACATGAGAATCTTGAAGCAACTTCTGACGGTGGATTTAGAGTTATTGATCCATCTCTAAATAATGGCAAATCTGATGTTAAAGTTCCTGCAAGTTCTGCTAATCAGTTCTTAGAATATGAGTTTAGTGCAGATAATTTGGGAGAATTTAGTGGATATTCAATCAAAATTATCATGTCAGGAACTGATCAGGCAAATGCACCAATTATTAGTGATCTCAGAACAATCGCATTAGCATGAAGAATTTAATAAAAGTTAAAGATCATCCTCATCTTTACAGAGATGAGGATACCGGAGCAATTGTTAATTGTGACAATATTGCTTATAATAGATATATGAGTAGAGTTAAACGAAAAAATTCTGAGAAAGAAGAGTTAAATAATATGAAAAAAGATATTGAAGAAATAAAGGATTTACTCAAAGATTTCTTAAACAAATAAACTGCTATCAATAATTCATATAAATATCTAAAAGATAATAATTCATAAAGATAATGGCAGTTTATGTATCTAATATTGTGATTGAACAAGGTTATGATTTTGATACATCCTTCGAGTTAGAGGATACTAGATCCAATTCTCCATTAATTTTGACTGGTGCTTCTGCTGAAGCGCAGTTGAGAAAATATTATGGTTCTTCTACTTCAGTATCTTTTGCGTCAACTGTATCTGGTCCAGAATTGGGAGTTGTTACAATTTCTCTAAGTAAAACACAAACTGTCAACATTAAACCTGGAAGATACGTTTTTGATATAAAGGTAATAAATAATGGTAAAGAATTTAAAGTTGTAGAGGGTGCTGTATTAGTCAGAGGAGGAGTTACTAGATAATGCCCAACATTATAGCTAGAGTTGGTTCCAAAAACGTAGTTCGAGTTTTATCCAACGCATCTGCACCCCCAACAAAATTAGTAAATTTAAGTGATGTAGATTCCTCCCTAAAAACTAGAGATGGAATGATCTTAGTATGGGATCTTTCTACAGAAAAATTCTATATGACGGATACGATTGATTCGTCATCCTTAAATATTACTGGCATTGTAACATTTTCAAATACTACAGATTCTACTGCACCTACAAATGGTGCTTTAGTTATTGATGGTGGAATTGGAATTGGTAAAGCAGTTAATATTGGAGGAAATTTATCAGTTGCAGGTATTTCCACCTTTGCTTCTGATTTAGATATTAATGCTGCTGTTGACATATTAAACGGATTAACAGTAAATTCCACATTTAACTCCGTTGGAATTACAACTCTTGCTTCTGCTGGTGGTATTACAACTACTGGAGGAGAACTTTATGTAGGCACTAATCTAGAAGTTGCCGGAACTTCAAACTTTATTGGAAATGCCACATTTAGAGGTGGTACAATTGGAATTGGTGATTCTACTGGAGATGACATTGATGTTGGAGGTGAATTTGTATCAAATTTAGTTCCAAATACTGATAATACTTTTGATATTGGAATTACAACGCAAAGGTGGAGAGACGGAAAATTTTCTGGTATAGTAACTACAACTAACTTATATGTTTCCGGAACATCTACTTTTGATGGTGATTTAGATTTTAATAGCAATATTGATATTGAAGGTAATGTAATAATTACTGGATTTGCAAGTGTTACTGAAGGTTTATATTATGATGCTGACGATTATGATGGACCAAATGGAATTGCTTATTTCGATAATACTGGAAAACTAATTGGTGCTGCCAGTACAGAAAATGCATTATCTGAAAGTTATTTCGTATTAACAACTAACAATGTAGGAATTCCTACTTGGACTTCAACGATAGATGGAGGATCTTTCTAATGGCAAAACCCAATACTAAGCAAGGACTTATTGATTATTGTCTGAGACAACTTGGAGCACCAGTTTTAGAAATAAATGTTGCTGATGAACAGATTGATGATTTGGTTGATGATACTATTCAATACTTTAATGAGAGACATTATGATGGTGTTGAAAAAATGTTTCTTAAATATAAAATTACTCAAGATGATATTGATAGAGGTAGGGCAACAGGTACAACTGGAGTTGGTATTGTAACAACAACTGGAACTTCAACTAATATAAGTGGTGTTGGAACAATTACATCAAATTTTTATGAAAATTCTAATTTTATTCAAGTTCCCGATTCTGTAATAGGAATAGAAAAAGTATTCAAATTTGATACTAGCACTCTTTCTAGTGGAATGTTCAGCATCAAATATCAGTTATTCTTGAATGATCTATATTATTTTAGTTCAGTTGATTTGTTGTCTTATGCGATGACAAAATCATATCTTGAAGATATTGATTTTTTATTGACGACAGATAAACAAGTAAGATTTAATAAAAGACAAGATAGATTATATTTGGATATAGATTGGGGAGAAAAAACTAAAGATACATTCCTTGTTTTGGAATGTTACAGAGCCCTTGACCCAGAAAGTTTTTCTCAAATTTATAATGATAGTTTTGTTAAAAAATATCTTACTGCATTAATAAAAAAACAATGGGGTCAAAATTTAATTAAATTCCAAGGTGTAAAACTTCCTGGAGGTATTGAACTAAATGGTCGTGCAATATTTGAAGATGGACAAAGAGACTTAGAAGATATAAAGCAGAGGATGTCTTCTGAATACGAATTGCCACCTCTGGACTGTATTGGTTAATAGTTATGTCATTAAATCCATTTTTTCTTCAAGGTTCTCCAAATGAACAATTTCTTGTTCAAGATTTAATTAATGAACAATTAAAAATTTATGGTATAGAAGTTAATTACTTACCCAGAAAGATTTTTAAAACTGATAATATAATTCGTGAAATACAATCTTCCAAATTTGATGATAACTTTGCCATAGAAGCATATTTGAATAATTATGATGGTTATGCTCCAGATAGTGATATTATGACAAAATTTGGATTAAGATTAAAAAATGAAATAAGTTTAACTATATCTAGAGAAAGATATGAAGAATATATTGTACCTTTTTTGGAGGGTATTACTGCTGGTATTAGAGAAGGAAAAATTACTGACTATGATTTTGCCGACTTAATTTCTAGACCAAGGGAAGGAGATTTAATTTATTTTCCTCTTGGGGAAAGATTATTTGAAATTAAGAGAGTAGAGCATGAAAAACCATTTTATCAATTGGGATCTAGTTATGTTTACGAATTGAGTTGTGAACTTTATGAATATGAAAATGAACTTATTGATACTTCAATTGAAGAAATTGATGCCACAGTAGAGGATGAAGGATATATTACATATATGACCTTGGTTGGATCTGGAGTAACTGCTATTGCAACGGCAGGAATTTCCAGTAATTCTATTAAAGAGATATTCTTAAATAATGATGGTGGTGGATATTCTTCTACTCCTACAGTAACTTTCTCAGGACCAAATAGTGGAATAAATACGGCAACAGCAGTTGCAGTTACAACTAGTAAAGCAAATGTGCAATCTATTTTAAGATTGGAATTGACAAATGGTGGATCTGGATATACTACTACACCAACAATAACAATAACTGGTGGAGGAGGAACAGGAGCTGCGGCAACTTGTTCTATAGGAGGAACGCAGTTTAGTGTTTCTTCCATATCTATCAGCAATCCTGGCAATCAATATTCTGTTGCACCAATAATTACTATTGGCAGTCCTGGAGTAGGAGTGACTGCGACTGCAATTGCCGGAATTACTACCGACAATAAACTCGATTATATAAGAATACTCAATCCAGGTATTGGATATACTCAAGCACCTACTGTTTCTATAGCAGGATTATCCACTATTGGTGTTGGGACTTATATTCTTAATGAAGTTATAACCGGAGAATCTTCAGGTACAACGGCAGTAGTTAAAGACTTTACAAATACAAGTTCACTAACCAGTCTTTCACTATCAATAAATACTGGTAAATTTAGTAATGGTGAAGTTATTGTGGGATCAAGTTCTTCTGCTAGATATACTGTATTAGATTATGATACAAATAGTTATAAAAATACATATGACTCTAATGAAGATATAGAATTTGAAGCAGATAATATTATAGATTTTTCAGAGTCAAATCCATTTGGTAGTTATTAATGTTAGGAACCTATTTTTATCACGAAATTATAAGAAAAACTATTATTAGTTTTGGCACATTGTTCAATAATATTTCCATCAGACATACAAAAAGTGATGGTAGTATTTTAGATGAAACAAAAGTTGGTCTTTCTTATGGACCAATGCAAAAATTTCTTGCAAAAATACAAGAA